GTCCATTGTTATTTCTTTCCAACTTTAAAGTTTGCAGTTTTAGTAGAACCTTTGTGGGACTTATAGCCTTCTTTAGAATCCTTCATAAGTTTGAAGGACTTTCCAGCCTTCATCCAGTGGTGTCCTTTCGGAGCTTCTACTCTCATCGTTTCTTATTTTTACAAGCACATGCCTTTTCCATGTCCTGTACACTTTTAAAACTTAATGTGTGCATAGTATATTAGTCCTGTTCGCTGCTAAATGTTTTAGATTTTAAACGGGCCATATCAAGCTCAGTATCACCTTTATTTCTAAAGATGAGATCATAGTTTGTATCGTACTTAGCCTTGTCAAACCCTTTCCTGAAGCGACTATCTTTAGAGACAATCGCTTGTCGAAACATCACGGGCTTCTCTTCGCTTCCTATCTGTGGCATTTATTAGCTGGCCTCTTATTAATTATTTAAATGGGATAATGTTTATTTATCTAACTATATGGGTACTTTAAGTACCGTAAGATATATCAAAACAAACATTCTCTAACATAAAGGTTCGAGAGGAGCCGTTTATAGCCTCCCCCGTTCCCCTATTTTTTAGTCAATTCCGTAGAACGCTGACACAAGAGCATCGGCACGAAGTACTTTGGCCCCATATACATGGAGTCCTCGTACAATGTCGCCGAAGCTGTCGGGATCACGGATAACTTCAGTGCTAGTAATCGTTTGAGCAGTAGCAGTAGAAGACATGTGTCCTCCAATACACTGACCAGCAGCATTACTAGTTGACGCTATATTATTGGTCTTGTACATATCAAAACCACGCAGCTTGCCAGAGCTTACTAGTCCATTACGGATAGAGCCTTGACCAGCATTGTAATCTACTGATAAGAGTTTAGAAGAACTTTGTACAAGAACTTCATAGAACTCTGGATTTGCTACAAACCAACGACCTTCTTCCGGCACATTAGATTCGTCAAGCAGACGAGCCATGTGAGAAAGAACATCAATTGGGTCGTGCTCAGAAGAGCCAAATCCAATGTCAAGATTACCAGTACCGTCGAAAGTACCAGCAGCAAGGTCTGTTGCACTGTCAGAACCAAGAATATGGTTAGGACTAGCAGCAGAGACACCTGCAATCATTGTAGCAATGACACCTTCATCAAAAGCATCACGCAAAGCGTAAGCTGCTGAAGAAGTTGCTACGTCACGAAAGTTAACGTGTGACATATTCGTTTCAATATCATCAACGATGAACTTGAATGCGTTGGCAGTATCTACTACTAAGCTGATCTCCTGATCAGTCAGTTTAGACTGTGTTACATTTTGCCCACGCTCATACTGATAAACAGTAATGGTTGGTTCTTTGATGATCCTGACCGTATCTCCAAAACCAGATATCTCACCAGCATAATCCGTATTGGTAATAGCTTCAACTACAGAAGCCTTACGGAAGAAGTTGAGTACCTGCTTGGAATATACCTTGGGCAGGAAAAACGAGTTATTCTGTCCAGATACCGAATTACCAAAGTTGGCATCCGTATCTGTCGAGGGTTCAAAAAATTGATCACTTTGGTTATAAGCCATATTAAATTACTCCTAATAATAAGTAGAAAAGATTATCCTTTACGAACTCTCCCTTCAGAAATAGCTTCACGAATATCCTCTTCGTGCTTATCAAACTGATCTAGGGACATCTTCGCAATTTCACTTTCTGTCCAGATACGAGGCTGTCGTGCATCTACAGAGGTTGTCTTGGTTGAGACAATATCTGCTGCGGATGACGATGTTTTACGTCGCCTTTGACCTGAACGGTTCTTTTGAGTTCTTTGCTGTCCTTGTCCAGTTTCTAACTTATAAAGATCTAAGGCTTTAACGGCCAAAGTTACATCATCAGGATTATTATATATCCAACCTTGTATTTGATCTGGTTGCTCTTTAGCCCACTCGTGGAAGCCATCGTTTCCTCGAATCTCGTCGAAGTCTGGATGCCTTTCATGAAGCGCAGATTCAGCTTCTCGCCTTGCAATTTCAGCTTCTCTTTGTTCTATGAACGAGAGCTTTCCTTTTAAAGCTTCTACTTCCTGCTGACTTCGCATGTGTGCTACAGTTTCTACCGTATCATATAGATCGGGATATTCCTGTCTAAACCTTTCAAGTTCTTCTTGAGATTTTGGAGCTTGATAATCTGGTTCAGATTCTCTTGCGTCCTCAATAAGTTCTTGTTCTCTCCTTTTAAACTCAGAAAGTTTAGAGTCATAATGTTTCTTTAAATCGTCGTACCTCTTTTTATAGTTAGTGTTTTGGTCATTATCATTAGGGGCCGCATTCTTTTTACGTTTG